GCAAGTGGTTACACTGGAGACGTATTAATTACTTTTGAATCTGTAACCAACAGTGATACAGCAACTTGCGTTATTGAGCTTTTAAAACGATACTAGGAGGTTAAATGGCTTATTCAGGCACTAGAACTTTTAATCTTCAAATTGAAGAGATCATCGAGGAGGCGTTCGAGAGATGCGGACTTGAGGTTCTTGGCGGTTATGACTTAAAGACTGCCAGAAGATCCTTGAATCTCATGTTTTCAGAATGGGCTAACAGAGGTCTCAATCTTTGGACAATTGATTACGGAACAACTACGATGGTTGCGGGTACAAATTTTTATACCCTTGATCAGAAAGTAGTTGACGTAGTTGATGCTGTCATCACAACAACAACTGACGCTACCTCAAATATAGAAGGTGATTCAGATACAACTGATGTAGCAATCACTAAAATTTCACGTACTGAATATATGAATCTTTCCAGGAAAGAACAGACTTCAACTGGAGATGCCAGGCCTACTCAATTTACAGTTATTAACGGACAAGTTACCACTGCCGTTGGCAGTGATTACGGAAGACCGGAAAATGACATAACTATGTTTGTTTATCCAAGTCCGGATAAGGCATACATCATGAAATATTTTTATATAAATAGAATTCAAGATGCAGGAGCATATTCAAATTATGCGGATGTTCCTTTCTATTTTCTTCCTTGCTTAGTTGCAGGATTAGCTTATTATATATCCATGAAAAGATCACCTGTATTGACTGCTAATTTAAAAACTGTATATGATGAAGAATTTCAGCGAACAGCTGATGCTAACCGAGAAAGAGTCTCGTTTAGAGTTAAACCGGCGCAAGCATATATACCGTAGGAGTAATTATGACTGAATGTAAAAAATGTGGTCATGGATGCCATTGCAGTGATAGTGGTGCTTGTTGTGGTGGTCAATGTGATTGCAATGATTGTCAATGCAAAAAGGAGGAATCATGAGAAATGATTATGGAATAAGACATCAACACGAAAAAGGATCCTTTAAGAAAGAAGCAAAAGGCTCTGGAGGCGGAAAGCGTTTGATGGGCGGAAAAAAAGGCAAAGGAGATATTCCTAACAAAATTAAGTTAGATAATATGACCATTAATAAGAAGGGTCAACCTTTGACTAAACACGTAAAAATGTAGGAGGAAAAATGAGTAAAGATTGGTTAAAAGGACGAGGACAAGTTTCTGTGCCTAAGCCTGCTAAAGCTGGAGTTAACAGTGATAAAGGAACTGTAAAAGGCGGAGCAGGTCAACCATTAAAAATGGCTGGCAAAGGTCCTGTTAAAGGGACTATGCAAGGAATGGGAGCTGCTAAGAAAGGTGGCAAATATACTTGGACTGGCGCGAATAATACTAAATGGTAAAATAAATGGCACATGCTAGTGGAAAATTTGCTATTGCTATTTCTGATCGTAGTGGGTTACAATTCCCTTATACGGAAATGGTTAAAGAATGGACAGGGGCATGGGTTCATACAAGTGAGTATGAAGCTAAGGCACCTCAATTAATGCCGCACGAGCATTCGCCGGATCCTCAGTCATTATTACGACCTAGACCGGCAAGAGTTGCACCGGATACAACTAGACTTCTACCAGTAGATCCTTTTTATTTTACTTCTGGAAGTACTACAGTTAAAGTTCGTGCACCTGGTCATGGGTTTACAACGTCAGATACAATTATGTTTTGGAATGCAACAAACAGTGGAACAGAAGGAACTACAACACAATTTCAAGGAATGGGTGTACAAGGAACTGATAGGTTTGGAGTGGCCCCTTCAGAATTGGAATCAGCTTCTGGTTACACACCAACACCTGATACCTCTAATGTTACCCCTAATGGGCCGGATCTTGAATCCAATTTTTTCACTATAACAATTAGTTCTACACCTACCGCAACTGGTAATGGCGGTGGAGGATTAGTATTCGTAGGACCTATAACGGTGAGCGCATGACAACTTATACTGAATTAGTTACACAAATAAGAGATTATACTGAAACTGATGATAATGTTTTAACATCTACAATAATCAATGATTTTATAGAACATACTGAGAACAGAATTCTGCGTGACTTGGACATACCAATATTCACTTCACATCAATATTCAAATTTTACTACGTCTTCAGGATTTTTAACATTACCAGGAGGATCTACTCTTACGCCCACAGAATTTTCAGTGATAAATAGCGTACAAATTTATTCCGCTGCGGGAACTGGGGCTAGAACATATTTAGAACGGAAAGATGTTAGTTATATGAATGAGTATTGGCCTAATAGGGCAACAGAAGGAGAACCAAAATATTATTCACAATGGGACTATAATACTATATATGTAGTACCAACTCCTGATGCTGCATATTCGGTTGAAGTTAGTTTATCTAAATTACCAAATAGATTGACTTCAAGTAATGCTAGTACATGGATAGGAGACAACGCACCAGCATTAATTTTATATGGTTGCCTTGTTGAAGCTTTCAAGTTTTTGAAAGGACCAGCAGAAATGCTGCAATTATATCAACAATCGTACGAGACCGCTTTACAAGAGGTAGCTGCGCAACAAATGGGCCGTGGAAAACGAGACCAATATATGAGTGGGGTCATTAGAGTACCTCGCCCATCAATTCAACCTGGGTTGGGATCAATTAAGTTACCAACTCAACAAGGAGGACGATAAAATGGCATTTACAGGATCTGCTGTCTGTAACAGTTTTAAAACAGAAGTTTTAACAGCTGTTCACAATTTCAGTTCATCAGGTGGAAACGCATTCTATTTGGCGTTGTACACTAATTCAGCGTCTCCAACTAAATCTACTACTGTTTATTCGGCTACGAACGAAGTTAGCTCGAGTGGAACTGGGTATACTACTGGAGGAAACGCTTTAACGAATGTTACTCCAGCACTAAGTACAGATACTGCTGTGTGTGACTTTAGTGATACCAGTTGGACATCGGCAACAATCACTGCTCGAGGAGCAGTTATTTATAATAGTGATGCTACACCTGATAATAATCAGACTGTATGCGTATTAGATTTTGGCGGAGATAAGACTTGTACATCAGGAACGTTTACAATTCAGTTTCCAACTGCCGACGCATCTGATGGTATCATAAGATTAGCGTAGTAGTAATATGGCTTTAGTCTTAAATGATCGCGTCAAAGAGACGTCAACAACCACAGGTACGGGCACTTTTGATTTAGATGGTGCGGTAACTGGATTTGAAACCTTTGTAGCAGGAATAGCAAGTACTAATACTTGCTATTATTGTATAGCACATCAAACAGCAAATGAATGGGAAGTAGGATTAGGAACTGTTACCGATGCTACACCGGATACTTTATCCCGTGATACTGTATTAGCAAGTTCTAACAGTGATGGCAAAGTAGACTTTACTGCTGGCACTTCGGATGTATTCTGTACATACCCAGCTAGCAAGACAATGGACATGGCCTTAACCACAACCGGCGATACGGTATACGCCTCTGCGGCAAATACACCAGCACGGTTAGCGGTGGGTAGTGCTCGTCAGGTTTTACAAACTAATTCAGCCGGAACCTTACCCGAATGGGTAGCATCACCTCAATCAATTTTAACAGGACAGGGGGATTTATTATATACCTCAGCTGCTAACACCCTTGCTCGATTGGCAGCAGGAACAGGAAATTATCATCTTACAATGAATTCAGGAGGAACAGCTCCTGAATGGACAGAAGTAGCCGCAGGAATAGAATGGGAATCAGTGCAAACTTCTTCTCCTATTACAGGAGCAGCTGGAAAAGGATATCCTGTCAATACCACTTCAGGAGCAATTACATTAAACTTACCTGCAGGTGTTGTAGGAGAACAAGTGGCTGTGGTCGATTACGCAGGAACATTTGATAGTAATGCTTTGACAATATCAGCGGACGGTTCAGAAAAAATTAAAGGATCAACAAACGATGTTATAATGGAAACAGAAAGACAGGCAGGCGTTTTAACGTATGTGGATGCAACTCAAGGTTGGGTATTAACTTCTGCAGCACCTGATCCTGGAGTAAGTCCAGCACCTTTATATGTTACAGCAACAGGAGGCACTATTACAACTTCAGGGGATTATAAAATACATACCTTTACAGGTGACGGAGCTTTTGCCGTGAGCTGTGCAGGTAATACGGCGGGATCTAATACAGTTGATTACATGGTTATTGCAGGTGGTGGCGGTGGCTCTGGGGATGGCTCAGGTGGTGGCGGTGCTGGTGGATATAGAGAAAGTCCAGGAGCAGCATCGGGCTATACAGCTAGTCCTTTAGGCGCATCTCCCGCAGTTGCATTAGCAGTTCCTACTGGATCAAGCCCTTATGCTATTACAGTAGGTGGAGGTGGACCTGCCCCTTATTCAGCACGAGGTGCAAGTGGAAGTAATTCAGTTTTTTCAAGTATAACTTCAACAGGCGGTGGCGGTGCAGGACATCCTCCTGGACCCGCAGACGCTTGTAAAGCTGGTAATTCTGGTGGTTCTGGCGGTGGCGCAGGTACTTCACCTGCTCCTTTAGCGACAGCTGGCGCAGGAAATACTCCTCCCACTACTCCCCCACAAGGGAATAATGGTACAGATGGAAATCCTTACCCAGCTTGCTCAGGTGTTAGTGGTGGTGGTGGCGGTGCTGGTGGAGCAGCCCCTGCTACAACAAGTGCTTTAGATGGTACTTCGGGAATCGGTGGAGTAGGTACAACTTCTTGTATCAGTGCATCACCTACTAAATACGCCGGTGGTGGTGGTGGATGTATTAATGGATCAGGTCTTGCTACAAATGGAAGACCTAATGATGGTAATGGCGGTGGACCATTTGGAGGTGGTTTTGGATCATCTTCTTCTATTCCTACTGGACATGTTCAAGGAACTGCTGGAGGAACTAACCTTGGCGGTGGCGGCGGTGGTGGTGCTAGTAATGCAGCAGGTCGTGCAGGTGGTTCAGGAGTAGTAGTTATTCGGTATAAATATCAATAGGTAAAATATGGCACATTTTGCAAAAATAGGACTTCATTCAAAAGTTATCGCAGTTCATTCTGTGAACAATTCAGATTTGTTGAATGGAGACGGTGTGGAAGATGAGGAAGTTGGAAGACAATTTCTAGAGAATCTGCATGGATGGCCTTTATGGATACAAACATCCTATAATACACATGGCGGAAAGCATTATACTATCGCTGAAGATGGTTCATCAAGTGAGTCTGCGGATCAATCTAAAGCTTTAAGAAAAAATTATGCAGGCATCGGAATGGTCTGGGATGAAGATAATGATATGTTTTATGATCCACAACCTTATGAAAGTTGGACATTAAATCTTACTACTGGTGAATGGGATCCCCCAACCCCAATGCCGGATACTGATACAAATGGTTTTAAGGATAGATATTTATGGAAAGAGAACACTAAAACTTGGGACCCACAACCTTCAGGCTAGTTGTCTCTTGATTTTAATTAAAATTTAATATATAATATACAGTCTGGAGAAAGAGAAAATGTATGCAACTAGAAAATTATTATTGGTGCTTTAAAAACGCTATTCCTTCTCGTTTATGTGATGATATTATTGCTTATGGTAATGAGCAAAAAGAAGAGGTTGCCGTAACATTTGGTTATTCCGATGATCCAGACAACATGACCCCCAATCAAAAAAAAGAATTAGAGAAAAAAAGAAAATCAAATATTGTCTGGATGTCTTATCCATGGATTTATCGTGAATTGCACCCATTGCTTCAAGATGCTAATAGAAATGCAGGTTGGAATTTTCAATGGGACTGGTCTGAACCTTGTCAGTTTACCAAATATAAACTCAATCAGCATTATGACTGGCACACTGATGCAGGACCCACTCCTTATAACAAACCTCATGATTTTAATTCTCACGGAAAAATAAGAAAGCTCACCATGGCTGTTTCCCTCGTTGATGGAAGTGAATATGAAGGCGGTGTTTTTCAATTAGATTTTCGTAATAAAGAAGAAAATGAATCTTATAGTGTAAAAGATCTTCGATCAAAAGGATCAGTGGTTATATTTCCTTCTTTTGTATGGCATAGAGTTACACCTGTAACATCCGGCCAACGATACTCTCTTATATGCTGGTCATTAGGAAGGCCATACGTATGATGCAATTTCAAGAATATTTTAAAACACCTATATATATAGAAGATAGACCAGAATGGGTAAATCCTATTAATAAAATATGTGATTCATATATTAAAGAAGCAAAAGAAATGAAGGAAAATAAAGAAAGAGTAAAAAAACAAAAAGGATCTGATTTTGGCGCAGTAGCTCACTCCTATCAAATTGCACAGGATCCTAAATTAAAAAAATATATTAAGTATATTGGAGATAGGTCTTGGGAGTTTTTGGATTGTATGGGATATGACTTAAAGAATCATACTTGTGTGTTCACGGACTGTTGGGTTCAAGAATTTCCGAAGGATGGAGGAGGACATCATAACTCCCATGTTCATCCCAATAATCATGTATCAGGATTCTTTTATCTTCATCGAGAAGAGGACAGTCCGTTGCCTGTGTTTCATGACCCCCGTCCAGCAGCTTTAATTACCGCTCTTCCTGAAAAAAGGGGAAAAGATATAACGTTCGCAAGTCAAGCGGTTCATTGGAGACCAAATCCTGGAACACTCATTATTCAGCCTGCCTATATTACTCATCAATATACGGTGGGAGGACCGAACAAACCATTTAGGTTTATTCATTTTAATATACAAGCAATAGAAAAAAGATTTATGAGATCGCAATGACAAAATTTATAGGAAAATATACTCTTTCTCATCCCACTATTTGTGATGATATCATTGACTACTTTAAAAATAATTCTTCCAAATCATATGCGGGTGCAATTTATCAGGGTGGAGAAAGTATGGTTAAAAAAGATATAAAAGATTCAACAGACATGGCAATAACAATTGGGGAAAATACATTAATAGATGCTTATGCTAATGAAGCACAAATATGTTTAGATAAATATAAAAAAGATTATAAATATTCAGATGAAGGACAATCACCATATAACATAATTGAAGATATTAATATTCAACATTATTCTCCTGGGCAAGCTTTTCATAAATGGCATTGTGAGAAATCAGGATCTCATTATTCTTTACGTCATCTTGTATTCATGACTTATTTAAATGATGTAACAGATAAAGGAGGAACTGAATTTTATTATCATAATATATGTATAGCACCTAAAAAAGGTCTTACACTCATATGGCCTGCAGATTGGACTTTTACACATAGAGGAATACCATCACCAACTCAGGAAAAATATATTATTACGGGATGGTATTCTTATATTAACGCTAACGAAGGAGTATTAAATGAGTTTTGAAAAAAATAAATATGAAGTAACACGAAAAGCCATTTCAAAGGAACTGGCAAGTTTTTGCTATGCTTATTTTTTAAATAAAAGGCAGGTGGCAAAACATCTACAGGACACAAGATTTCTTTCTCCCTATGACGAGACATGGGGAACATGGACAGATACTCAAGTTCCTAATACTTATTCTCATTATGCTGATTTAGTCATGGAAACTTTATTACTTCGTGTTCAACCAAAAATGATGGCTATAACTAAAATGAATCTCATCCCCACTTATACTTATGCAAGAATTTATAAGTACGGAGATGTATTACATCGTCATAAGGACAGACCTTCATGTGAAATTTCATGCACCTTAAATCTAGGAGGAGATGAATGGCCTATTTATCTAGATCCGACCGGAGGAGATGGGAAGAAAGGAAAAAAAGTTATTCTTAAAGGAGGGGATATGCTTGCCTACAGCGGCTGTGATCTAGAGCATTGGAGGGAAGATTTTGAAGGACAGGATTGTGGACAAGTTTTTATACACTACAATAATAGAAAAGGAAAGTTTCACGAAACTAATGTTTTTGATCGAAGGCCAATGATAGGTCTACCCGCCTGGTATAAGACTGATGCATAGTAAGACTTTAACTAAGCAATCTGTTATATGGGATACAATTCCTGACATTCTTCCCTTAGACATTGTACAAATAAAAACTAATATAGTTCAAGCTTATGCTTTTAAAAAAAGACAATCAGAGGAAGAGTGGGACTATAAATATAACTATTACAATATAGAGAATGATAAATATATAACATGGATTCAGGATTATATTAGGGACCATTATAATGAACAGTATGGTAAAACCCCCATTCCTATAAATACAGCAGGGATTATTCAAAAGGAAGGGGATGGAATCAATACCCATAATCATGTATGGGAGTATGACTATGAAAAGACCCCCGACATATCGTGTCTATATTGTGTTGCAATGGGAGAAAAAACAACATATATTACTTTCGAATACCACGGTGGTAGAGTTCGTCATGGACGATGGAAAATCCCTATGGCGCCTAGGAAACTTATTATATTTAACTCAGAAATTCCTCATTATTTAACAAATAATGAGAACAAGGATCCTACAATAAACCTATCATTTCAGTATCAATTACTGTAAAAGGAGAGATATGACATTTGGCACAGGGGCAATTGGTCAATTAGCTTTTGCTGAAACGACTGACGACGGAGCTTCAGTCAGGGTTACACCTACTGGAGTGGCATCTACTTTAAGTTTGGGTAGTGTTGTTCTGCAGTCAAGTTATATTCCCACTGGAGTTTCATCTACTTTTAGTACGGGAAGTGTTACACTACAGTCAAGTTACATTCCAACTGGAGTTGCATCTACTTTCAGTACGGGAAGTGTTACACTGGTATCAGCCTATATTCCCACTGGAGTTTCCTCGACTTTCAGCGTTGGAAGTGTTACACTACAGTCAACTTATACTCCTACTGGAGTGTCGGCAACTTTCGGTTTAGGTACTACTACTGTGACTGCTTCGGCAACTGTTATTCCAACTGGAGTAGAAGCTGTTTTTGCGACTGGAGACTTAAAGTTAACAATCTGGAACGGAGTGGATGACTCCGCGACAAACACATGGACAGAGGTTACAACAGGATAAGATATGGCAGATTCAACAATATTAAATTTAGATCTTCAGACAACGGGTGCTAATGCTGGAACATGGGGATCAAAGACAAACGATAATCTGGAGAAAATAGAAAAGGCAATCAAAGGATATTCAGAGGTGGACATTGCTGGTTCAGGAACTGTTTCTCTTTCAGCTAGCAGTGGAGGAACCGGAGATGAGCAAAGCAGAGCCTCCCTTAAATTAACTGGAACTTTATCTGGTGCAAGGGCGCTTGAATGCGAGGCCAATGCTTATTGGTACTTCATTCATGACGCTTCAACTCGTGCAGGATATGCACTTACATTCGGTCCGGCAGGAGGAACAGCAATTACCCTTCCTTATACAAATACCAAATACTTGGTTTACACGGATGGTTCAACAGCTTTCGATGTTCTTACCAACATTGGAAATGTTTCATCCGGAGGAACGTTAAGCGCTACAGGAGATGTCTCATTCGACGGTGGAACTTTTATTTTCAATGAAGGAGGCATTGACACGGACGCACGTTTTGAAGGATTATCGGATATTAATTTGCTTCGAACTGAGGCGACCAATGACCGCGTGGGAATTGGAATTGCAGCACCTTTGGCTAAGCTAGGAATTACACAAACAAGCGCAACAGGAGCAGTACCATGCATAGAATTGGAACAAATAGATGCAAATTTTGCCTTTACTAACTACAAGGGAACCTCAGCTGCCGATAGTTCTGCTAGTCTTTCTTCTTCAACGGCAGAAGCCGCTTCCAAATTTGGAGCGATTAGAATAAGAATTAATGGTACTGATAAATGGATACGCGTTTACGATAGCGCTGTGTAGGAGGCTTCATGACTTTGATTAAGGTACAAGTGGCTCCAGGGGTTGACAAGCAAGCTACCGAATATGGTGCTGAAGGACGTTGGACCAATACGGACAACGTTCGTTTTCGTTATGGTCTTCCAGAAAAGATAGGAGGATGGGCGAAAGTTACATCGGACGCGCTAGTAGGAGCAGCTAGAGGAATTATTACTTGGTTCTCTTTGGATGGTGATCAGTACACAATTACAGGAACAAACAAGAAACTTTATGTATACCAAAATGGGACGTGGTACGACATTACACCTATAAGATCCACCGGTGCAAGCATAACGGATTTCACGACAACAGATACTTCAACAAGCGTCACCGCGACTGATGCATCTCACGGAGCGATAGAAGGAGATTTTGTCACCATTTCATCCGTGTCAGGAACTGCTAATGGAATAGTGGCGGCGAATCTTGAAGGAGAATTTGAAATTCAATCTGTCACCGACACCAATAATTATGTCATCATCGCTAAATCTGCAGCAACCAGTACTGGTGCAGCTTCAGTTACAGCAACAGCTGAATATCAAATCAATACCAACCCAGCTACGTCCATACTAGGATATGGATGGGGTGCTGGACCATGGGGTGGTGTCAGTGGCGGACCGGGATGGGGAAAATCCCGTGCATCCTTGGCTGCACCTAACAGTGTTCAATTGGATTCAGGAAAATGGTCACTTGACAACTGGGGTGAGGACGTATTAGCACAGCAATTGAACGGTGGACTTTATTACTGGGACACTTCAGCTAGCACTACAACTGTACAACGTGCAGTAAGTACAACTGTATCCGCTGCACCTACATCCAGTAGGTTCATGATGGTTTCAGGTACAGATAGGCATGTTATATGCTTTGGAACTGAAACAACGATTGGAACATCAACTACAAGAGATGACATGTTTATTCGTTGGTGTGATCAGGAGAATGTTAATGATTGGGCACCAACAGCAACCAATACTGCAGGAACCCAAAGACTAACGGCTGGAAGTAAATTGGTATCATCTAAACGTTCACGTGGCGCCGTACTTATATGGACTGATACAGCTCTTTATCAAATGCAATTAATTGGTGCACCTTTCACATTTGGATTTTCACAATTAGGATCTGCATGTGGAGCATGTGGATTGCACGCCACAGTGGAGAGCAATGGACGTGCTTTCTGGATGGGAACTGATTCATTCTTTATGTTTGATGGTTCAGTGCAAAAAATTCCATGTTCAGTTGAGGACTTTGTTTTTAAGGACATAGATGCTGCATCACAGAAGGATACTTTCGCTGCATTAAATACTGAATTTAACGAAGTGACTTGGTTTTATCCTTCAAGTGGATCTTCTGTTTTAGATAAATCCGTTACTTTTAATTATGCGGAACAAGTATGGTATAACGGAACACTGGCAAGATCTTCATGGGCTGATAAAGGAGTATATCAATACCCTTATGCAACAGAATACAACGCAACTGATTCAACGGCAACTATAAGCACAATCACAGGACTTACAGACGGAAGGAGCTTCATGCATTCACAGGAAAATGGAAATAATGCGGACGGAGCAG